TAAATGCCTTTGACGAGTTGGAGCAAAATAAAAAACAGACTTCCGAACTGCAACGTCGTGAAGCAATGGGCAGCATCGACACTGCACAAAAACTTACTGACGCTGGAACATTCAAGCATGACCCAATGGAAGCATACAAATTCGCGGGTGAAGCGTATAAAACAGAAGTACAAGCCGGAAGAATGACATTGGCTGAGATGGAACGCAATATGGAATTGGACAGAAATGCGTATGTCGAATCCCATAGTAGAGCTAAAAGCGAATATGAAAAGAGAAAGCAAATTTTGGAAGACCGGAAAAAGGACTTATCAGAACGATTATATGCGATGCAAATGTCTCCCGGATATGATTCGAATAATCCAGCGGACGCAGAAACGAGAAAATCCTTACAAGAAGCGAATATGGAATTAAAAAAACTAGAAGAAAATAAAGATATGATGATAAGAATTGAACAACAAAAACTATTTGTAAGATTTTTAGAAAATGAAATGCGGGATGTGGACATAGTTAGAGAGGGACGTGGAGTTTCTGGTGGTGTTCACAACAGTTTCTCAAAAAGATTTGTTGGTAATTTTACATTAGATGATAAACCAGCATCAACCGAAGTTATTAGTGAAGAGAATGTTAATAAAGAATCCGAATATATGCAATCAGCCGTCGACAATGTGAAAGAAGTGATAACGTCGGTCGCGGGGTCTGTCCCTGCTGATGCAGGTGCCACGGGTGGACCAGACGATGAAAGTGGAGGTTTATATACAAAAACGCTTGAAGCTGCGAAGTCTTCGGGAGAAAGTATTAATAAGTTCATACAAGGATTTACTCAAAGCGTGTCTGAAGGTGACACAACATCAAATACATCCGGCACCTTACCCGCATGGCCGCCGCCCGGTGTTGAAGTTGCAACAATTCGTGATGTAGACGAGAACGGGAATCCAATTCAAACGTCTTGGTTAGATGTTGCTAAAAAATTTGCAAGCGGCGCGGCATCTAGTTACAGTGAAACCAGCAAAAAGTTCATGGAGACCTATGGTAAAGATTCTGAAACCGGTGACTCCATTGACCCTATAAGTGGTGTGATTAGAAAAGCATCTGGTATGCTCCCACAAGATGTGGGTGAATCCGACCTCAAACTAATGAGATTACTTGAGAGTGAGGTGGAAGGTGGAACATTAACAGAAGAAAGGCTCGAAGAACTAAGAAAAGATTATCCGAATGAATTTGACACTTTATCGGCGAGAACACAATCTGCAATTTCGTTGGGTTATAGTGCGGTCACGGGTAATAAAAGAAGACCAGAAGACCCAGAATCCTTCTTGCAGTCATTGGGAACGGCTTCTAATGTAGATTTTTCATCTGTTACAGGATATACCAACCCCTATGGTTTTGAATCGATATCAGGTCTAGCTATGGGGGTAAACGCACAAGAAGATGTTAATCTTGGTGCACCAAATCCATTCATGGAAAAACTAGGTGAAGTTTCAATAAGGTTACAAGACTTAGCCATGAAGGGTAAAGATGCAATAATGAGAAGTGCCACGGCGGTTGCCGAATACCTCAGAAGCTGTGGTATTGATGTTGGTGATTTCTCTTCTATCTCAGAATTGTTTGGGGGAAGTTTTGGAGATATAGCAGGAAGACTCGGCGGCTCTGCTAGTAGTACGTATAATAACTTTTTTGGTGGTGGGAATGCTGGGGGTAGGTCTACTACAGAAAAAACCCCAGTTAACCAAACTGGGTTAAAAACAGATAGATATTTCTTAAAAGATTTAGTTAACGTTTCAAATAGAATGAACATGGACCCGATCGCATTATTGGCTGTCATGGAGTCGGAAAGTAATGTAAACCCGAAAAGTTTTAACTCCGCTGGCCCCGCCGGTGGGTTGATACAATTTACACCAACTGGATTAGAATCTATAAATAGTAAATTGTCTCCAACCGATATAACCAATTTGGGCTGGAGAGAACAACTAAAACTATCAGAACAATTCTTACGTAAAAATGCTGGGGGCAAACCTTTTAATCGTATAGAAGATGCAAAATTGGCAGTATTTGCCCCAGCGCATATGGGAAAGCCCCCAGCAGCCACCGTATATGGCAAGAATGACAAAGTACCGAGGTATTATAGAGCAAACAAAACATTAGACTATAATAACGATGGTAAGATTACAGTAGCGGAAGTTGGTGATAGGGTAACTAGAATATATAACACTATGGCTGAATGGGATATATGGAAAGAATTAGGCGTTACACCAAGACATTTAGGAGAAGGAAAGAGTAGCGGTGCGTACGAATTTGGGAACATGAGCGATGTAGGTCCTGTCAGTTTTCCCACAGAAGGTTCCGGAAATTGGCCAGCCCCAAATTATATTAATACAGTAACATCTTTGTATGGTATGCGTAAAGGTAAAATGCACGAAGGTGTAGATATAGCGGGTGACCCGAGTAACACCTCGGGACAACCAGCTTTTACAATGTGGCCTGGCGTTGTATCATTTGTCGGTGAGTTCGGTGGTGGGGGTGGTAACACTGTTATGGTGAAACACCCAGATAGTGGACTAACTACAGTATATATGCATTTAAAAGATATTGCGGTGGAAACCGGTGAAACTGTTGATGCGAAAGATAAGATTGGTACAATTGGTGCGACCGGTGGTAATTATAGACCACACCTTCACTTCGAAATATGGAAGGGTGACCGAGATAAAGCGAAAAAACGCGGCGCTTCGATAGATCCATTAGAGGCGTTCCAAAGTATGGGTTCCGTGTATTCTGTAACACAGAAAGCGTATAAAGAATCACAAGGAAAGCCACCAACGCAAGATTATGGCACTAAAACGTGGGATTATAAGGCAGAAGAAAGTAGTACGGATTATAAAGAACATAAACCACATAAAACTGATAGTTGGGAAGAACGTCTTAAAGGTGTAGAAGTGGCCATGGTTGGTCCAGCAGTCGATACGAATGCTACTGGTGGTCCCCGTTCTATGGGTAGACCAAAATCTAGAACACAAAGGGCTGGTAATAGTGGTTCCAGCTCTTCTAATGGGAAAAAGAAGAAAACACCATTTGGGTGGAGTCCGGTTGTAAAAGAAATGTTTACGGGTAAAAAAAGCACAACTCCTGCTACTAATAATGAGGATAGAATGACTCATCAAGAATATTCGATCTTATCAGAAGCAACGAATTCGATGCGAACCAGGTTAGAGGATATGGGGTACGAATGGGAACGTAATCGGGGGATGGTTCCTAAAAAAGAAAAACCCAAAACAGAAGAAGAATGGGATGGTAAAACATTTCGTATAGGTAAAGATATAGAAGTGACACTTATAGATCCGTACGTATATTATGGTCAAGATGAGGGACTTGACCCACCGGAAACTAGTGTACAATTTTTACTAAAAGATAAAAAACGAATAGCCAAATTATATGTAGATATAGATAGGGGAAAAGTAATACCACCATCAAAACAAAAAGGACCAAACGGGAGCGGAAATGCTGTTTTCGATGAATTTACTAAATCGTCAGCAGAATTAAATAAAATGCGAAACGAATTGGAGATATATGGTTATACCTGGGATGAAAATAAGGGGATGATACATATATCAGAACTGCCCAGAAAGCCCGGTGAAACTTGGAATGGTTCGACTTTTACAAAAGACACAACGATAAGAGAGTATTTAGGTAATCCATATGTATATCCGGGATATTCTGAAGGATATCTGCCGACTCAAAAAGCCTTAAGCCTTATAGAACGAGATAAAAAACAAATCCCGAAACTACTAGAAGACGTAAAAAGTGGTAGAATAGAAAAACCAATGCTTGAAGAGTATATGGTGCCAATGACACCCACGGAGATTCCATTATACAAATCCCCCAAAACACCAAACGTCCAATCGGGTGCTATGGGTAATAGAACACAACCAGCAGGAGCGACCAATAAAACACATAGTGAATCTAATATGACTACTTCTACTACTACCGGAAAAGATTTGACGGTGGGTTCGGGTTCGGGTCAGGGGTCATCTCCAGCAAGTGATTGGAAAGTATTAAGTTCCTATTCGGGACCAGCTAGAACACAAGAATCTCCAAGAGAAACAACAACAAACAATCCAATTTCGGATATGATGGTTAAAATGCAGGCTGCTATGTCATCATTGACCACGCAAATGAGTCAAACGAATACATCTAGAGTAACAGAAGCCATAGGTAGTGCAGCACAACAAACTAGTGAATCTGTAGCTAATGTTGTTATATCTACTACAAACGCAATAAGGAGTTCTTCGAACAACACGACGACCTCCCAAGGGTCACAGGGTGGTAGTGGTTCCGGCCCGGCGAACAAAGTTTTAGATATAGAAAACGAATTGGTAAATATATTACTGAGAGGTAGGACAAGAATATGACACCATCTAGTGGGTTTAGTTTTCCATCTGTAAGTGATTGGGTGCCCGATGTACCAGACATACCGTCCCCAAATGATTGGATGGATGATATGGTACATTCCACGGGTGGTATGGAGATGCCGCCTATGCCCGGTTCTTCTGGTGGTGGTATTCCTAGCAGTGGTAGTGGTGCCATAGGACCACCCTCACCACCCGGCGGGGAAACACCAGGTTCTGTTGGCGGGAATGAACAACAACCACCGTCTAATTCGAAGTATTGGCCGGATGGTGATTATATTGGGTCTGATACTGGTGAACAAGATAAATCTAGCGGCGGTGTGACTTGGAATGATAAAAAGGAAATAGCAGATTTTAATATAATAGGTCTACCACCAATAGCTTATACTAAAGGTGGTGGGAATGAAATGGAGAAAATGAGAAGGCTCATGCTGGCATCTATGCCGGTTGTTGAGTTGTATCCTTGTATGGCTAGTTTTGGTAGTGCGAATGAGCAGGGATTGAATATATTTCATTTGGATCCACAAAAAGGCGAAGGTAAATATAAAGATATATTAAAAGTCGCGGGTTTTGAGATAAAAGAAGACCAGTTACAACTACCCATCCAAGTTGCGTTTTTGAATGATGGTCAGATAGGGGAATCTTGGTCTAGTTCATATGGTGATATGGACTTTGAAAATATGATAAACAGCATGGGTAACAAGAACTTATCCGACATGAGACAGATAACGGGCGCATCCGACATTGGTCAAATGTTAGACGATTTAACCAAACAAGGTGATGCAAGAGGAGACTTTGCGGGGGGACTTCTAGCTTTGGGTGGTACGCTGGGAACGCCGATGTATGGTTTAGGGGCGGCTGCTTTGGGGGGTCTTTTGGGTGAGGACAACGCACAAGCAGCACTCAAAGTGATTGGGGGGTCTAAGGTAGACTTCCCAACGCTGTGGCAGGGTTCGTCATACGATCCATCTTATACATTATCAGTGAGATTATATAACCCATTTCCAAAAGATAAAGAATGTTATGAAAAATTTATTTTATTACCTATGGCGAAAATGTTAGCATTTTGTGTGCCGTTAACTGACTCGCCTTATGTCTACGATTTTCCATTAATGTGTAAAGCTAAATGTGCGGGTATGTTTAAACTACCAGCTGCGGTTATAAGTTCTATAAGTATCATGAAAGGTGGTTCTAATAATGACTTCTCATACCAACAGCAACCTAGTACCGTAGAATTACAACTAACACTTCAGTCTCTATATTCTACGATGGTGGCTATGACAACAGAAGACGCGGAAGAACAAGCAGACGAAGAAAGACCCACATTCAAAAAATATTTTGATAATCTTAGAGATTGGTATGATTATAAAAATTATCTAAAGTCAGCAGACACCGAACAATCAGAAGGTGGTGACGGAGCACCATCCGAGGAAGCGATAGATTCCGAATCGGCGATGGGTGGTGAAACCGATATGGATTCTTTTGGTGATCGGGTTGAAGATGGTTTAGGCGGTATGACGGACGGTTTAAAAAATACCGCAGATGGTATGTTATCGGGGGTTGAAGGTATAACTGGTAGTGTTGGGGATTCACTTGGAAACATAACTGGTTCCATGGATGGTGTTGTGGGGGATTTAACTGGTAGTTTAAATGGTATAGCGGACGGCGCTATGGGTAGTATATCTGGTGTGTTTGACGGCGCTATGGGTGGTGTGGACGGGTTGATGGGTAATGTCACATCCATGACAGATTCTATGGGTGGTTTTGTTGGTGATGCTATGGGTGGGTTAACGGGACAAATGGATTCCATGATGGGGTCGGTGACATCTGGGTTTGGTGGTATAACTGATAGTTTGGGTGATGTTGTTGGAGGTTTAGATGGTGCGCTGTCATCTAATATAGAAAATATCACAGCACCACTAAATAAAATTAAAGACATAGATAAAGTGTTTACAAACAATTTAGACACGCTAACGAACGATCTAATTGGTTCCACTGGATTAGACGTATTGTCCAACAACGTAAATGGTATTTTGGATAATTTTGAAGGTGCGGTTGGTATACCAAATCAATTAGGAAATGAATTGATGGGCAATTTGGGTAACATGACGAATGCTACGGTGGGGTCTTTTAGTGGTTTGAAAGATAGATTATCATCAACAATTAATAGTATAGATCTACCAAATGGTACTAATTTTATAGATAAGTTGGGTGGAGATTTGGAAACTTCACTAAATGTATTTGATAGAGAATGTTTAAGTATGAATAATTTAGATATTCAATTTAATATTTTTGAAGATTTTTCAGGCATGAAACCAATGCAATTAGGTGAACACGCTAACCAACTCATATCCGATGCGATAGATTTAACCAAATTAGGTGTAGTAAATAATCATCAAGATATATCCACTAAAAGATTATCAGATGTTAGGAATGAGATGAGTGGGCTGTTAAATGTTGTTGATAGTAGTATAGAAACATTAACCCAAATAGAACTCAATAATATCGCACCGATAAGAACGAATAGGCGTGAATTAGAAAGAAATGTTAGAGATTATGTTCAATTACCAGAGCAACAAAAACCCATAGCAAGACCTGATATAGAAATAAAAGTTAATAATTTGATAAATACTATAACGAATTTCATCGCTCAATTGAATGTTGCTACACAAACTATAAATCAAGTAAGAGATAATATGAAACAAGAATTTTCGAATAGATCCACATTTATAAAAGAAGATTGTCGTCAAATAACAGAAAACAATATCACAGTGGCTACATACGTAACTGATTTGGAGCAAAAAGTTGATACTATGAGAGAATATATGAGCGACATGTTGTATAATTCTTTTTCTTAATATTTTAATATTTCCCACCAAACTATGAATGTATATATGTTTGGTGGGAATTTTTTTTTATTTTTAAGTATATATATTAATTAATGTATACGGGATGTTCCCCGTTGCATTTTTTATGTAAAAGATGTGTCGGGGGCAAAAAAAGGAGAACGACATGGGTAAGTGGTTTAAGATCATCAACATCTTTGGGAAGGGGAAAAATGTGAATGACGACGTTCAGACTCTCGGATTCGCGTTCGAGGGTGTGGTGAAGGCGTTGATTTACAAGAAGGCGGGAGACCACAAAACCGCAAAGTACATGCTCCGGAGTGCATCGGAGGTGTTCGGTGCGGTGAAGGGTCGGGAGACCTTTCTTCCAATCCGGGATAGGATCTCGGAGTTCACAGACGAACTCCGGGAGTTCATCGAGAAGGAGGATGTCCAAGAGTAGTATTATAAAAAGCCCCATTAATTGGGGCTTTTTTTTCAACAAATTTTCTTTTGTAAATAAAGTGTTAAATAATGTGAAAAAAACATAACTAATTGTTTTGTATGTATACTTTTTAGTCTGTATCCTAATTCTGTGTTATATAAGAGATCTAATATTTCATCTTTTACTACATATTTACCAAACTTGGCACCGCTTTCTATTTTTCTAACTAATGTATTCCTTGTGGTTTCTTTACATATTTTTCGAAGGGGATATATTCTATTTAATAATATAATAATAAATTTAATTTTATCTCTATGATTAACAACGGAAATATCTTCTGTAATTGTTTCTGCGATGTCTCGATTTATTCCACTTTTAGTTATAGCTATATCGCGAACTCTTACATCTATTTGATTGTATGTACATATGGACGACGATATTCTATCAGCTATTAGGTCCGAACCTTGTGTTTCTTCTGTATCTTCTGCTTCACCCATACCAGCAGAATTTGATTTTTGTAATTTATAATAAGTTTCTGCAAACGATTTCATACTTTGAGAAATTCTAGTTCTCAAATCTTGTGTTATTCTTAGAAAGTCTTTTTCGCTCATTTCTTTTGTCAATATTGCAGGAGAGTATATATCAAAAAGTGAATTTGTTACATGGATTAGAGCATTAGCTATACCACCACGAGATCGAAACAGATGTGTAGCTGATATTTTAGTTAATGCCATATCCCATAATGGGTCAGAACAAAATCTAGGAAACGATTTGAACACAACACTATTATAGAATTTTAATGTTAACAATAAATAAAACAGCTTTGCTAATTCTTTGTGATTTTCTCTGCCGAAGTGAACTAACCCCATTAATATACATATTGTAAAATCGTCTTGAAATATTCCAAATCCAGATATTTTTTTTGATACTTGTTTTTTAAACTCTCTACCTTGTTGTTTCTCATACTTCATCACACTAAAAAATTGATTTCTATATGTTACCAAGTTCGGTCTATAACAGCTGTTAGAGACGCTAGATAATTCATTACCAACGATTCTGGATACATATCTATAAATTTTAGTAGTATCATTTGAACCAATATCTAAATTGGAAGTAGTTATCATAATATTCCTCACGAACTTTTTCTAAGTTTTATGTTTATATTGCCATAAGTTAAATATACAAGTTGTGGTGAAAACTGCATGAGTTCTTCGTGTGATAATACATCTAATTCATAATTAAAAAATATATCATGTTCGGGCTTGAGAACATTACAATGTCTCACACCCCTAACACCATGAATTATGTTAAAGATTTCAGATATATATACATTTTTATCATATCCGAGTTTAGGTAAGAAATTTTCTATCAATGCTTGTTTTATATTATTTATTAGACCTTGCTCCGATATATTCGCATCTGAACCATACCACACTATGGCTTCCACTTCTAATGGTATTTTTTTATTTAGGGTGTATATATTTTCACCATTATATATAACTTTATAATTAGAATTGGTGTTTCTTCTACCAGGTCCATTTGTTTCATCTCTCCAAAAAATATCGTTTGTTTGTATATTCATAAATGACCATCCACCAGTGGCAAGTTTTGTTGCAACAAACCCACCCACATTTTTATTGTATGGTTCCACGTTCCATGGGTTTTTGTTATCTGTAACACATACATTATAACCAGGTAAAACATTTTCGGGTATATATTCCGGATTTACTAAATCTATATACCCCTTATTAACAACGTTAAAATTCATATTGGTTAAAGTTCCAGTAGTATTGCTAAATTTAATATTCACATCATCCGTTAATATTTTATATTGTGACATGTTCAACGTAGCAACTTTGTGGATAACCAATTCTATATAGTTATCGTACACACCCTCTTGTTTCAAATAATCTAAGTAATCTTTTCTGATGAGGGGGACGTCGTAAATATGCCCCCATTCCACACCACCGGTTGAATCAGTAGAATCAAAATCATAAGATTCAATTTCTGAATCTGTGTTTTCTAGTGTGTTTATAATATTTTGTAAATATTCTATTCTATCGTTTTTGTTAGAAGGCACATTTCTAAGTGTTCCGATATTATTGTCCAATTCCAATTTTGTGACAAAACTATTAATTTTATCTGACATATTTTGTTTTATGACTACATTAGTTTGACAATTAAATATTTTCTCAGGTATAGAAGAGCTAATTGGCACACCTTTTAATTGAAAATCGAAGTAGATATCACCTTCGGGAATATTATTCAGGTCAGTAGTCATTTCGAACCAGTATTCATTTTCTGATTCATTATATACCATAGGAATAGTCAAACTTTCTGATATTTCCACATCACAGTTTAATTCACTATAATACATATCACTATCTAAGACTTTTTGGAAATAAAATTTCACAGTTATCATATCTGTAATTATTTCTTGAGTAGTATCATATGGATCGTATTTTTCTATATTAAAAACAGCTCTATTTGGTATTGTTATTGTTCTTGATTGGTTTTCTAAAAAGTATTCTTTCAATACTAATGGTTTTTCTATATAATCCAAAATATAAAAATAAGTTGTGGTTGTGTCTGTAGTATTAATTAATATATCAAACATACTAACATATTCTATTTGGTCTATATCATCTTCATTTTCATATTTACCCGGTAAAATATTTACCGGATCCCCACTACGTATGAGAATGTATTCTGGAATATTATAGTATTCAACATTATATATAATATCGTCTGTGTTTAGTATTACTGTGCTGTTTCTGGTGGGAACATAATTCTCCTGGTATATTAAATCAGTAAATAGAACTATTTCATTTCTTTTTAAATCAGACCGTTTTAAAATTGGTATTGAGTTTTGAATTGGTAAGTTTGTTATGAATGACTTTGCATTATTGAAATCGTGTTCAGTAACAAGTCTACCGTTTGTAGATACTTGTGCTATAGCATTTGTTCGTATTTCGTCTATACCTGGGAAATTTTTTCCCCCACTAGCCGGAGACGTATTTATACATGATAGTTTTAAACTTTGTTTTATAGTTCTACCATTTGGTGTTTCTACATCTATATATAATGGTTCCGATGCAACTATAGATCCAGATATAACATTGCCTTTGTACCCATTCGTTGTGCTAACAGATATTTCACATTTAGCTTCTTCTGGTGGTTGTGTTCCGACAATACCATTTCCGAAATATATAGTCACACCTTTACTATTAACTCTGTAGCTATAAGCATATTCTCCCGGAGTCATCATAAATAATGATGTTTTATCTGACCAAAATACTTTATCTTCTTCACCCATTACAGTAGACAAAGAAATATCGGCAAAATCACCATCGAATGCTATGAATCTATCATAAAATTCATACGGCTTAAGTTTTGGGAAATAAAAATCATCTTTCTTTTCTTCTATTTGTGTTGCAGTGATAACGAAATTGATAGCTTCTCTATTTTCCGTAAATCTCCAATTTAAATTCCGGACGCTGCTGGTTTTTTTATTTATTTCTAAAACCTTACAAGATAAAACTCTCCCACGATCAATTATAACATCTACTTTAATTTCATTTTCATTAGAAAATGGTATGGAACCAGCATAGAATTTATGTGGGTTGTTTTCGGCGTCATGTCTGCCGGGTATTGTCACGTGTGCAGTAGATGGAAGTTTTATTGGAAATGTGATAAGGAGATCAGCAGTAGCGGGTATTGCCTTTTCAGGCGTATAACCGATCATTGCAGATAAGTTTAATACAGACTCTTTCTGTTGCGCTCTAGTTAGAAAGAACTCCCGGTATGTTGCTGTGTTATAATATATTAAATTCGATGACATAACACTTAACACATTAATTAAATATGATAGATATGAGGTTTTAGAAAAATCAATACCTTCTATATCTAAATATTGTTGTGCATAATCTATCAATTCGGTTCTTATTTTATCTCTAGATGAATATATTTCATAGGTTTTATCGTTAAACACTGTGTAACTCCTCTTAAATTAAACAAAAAGACGATTGGTTATCGAATATATCTTTATTGTACATATTAGTTATTTCTACAGATTTAACCTGAAGTTGTGTTAATAACAATCCTTTTTCTAATGGTACGATAATTTTATTGTGCTCATAAAACATCCAGTCTTCATCCACCTGTTTTTCTAAATCGGGTTTTTTGAATGGTGATACCTTCAATCTACATTGATATATTTGAAAATAGTCACCTTGGTGCGATATATTTATGTTTGTTATTGTATATAAATTTTTCTGATTTTTTGCTGGATGGTCTATACCAAAAGACATATCAACTACATCGTTTTCTATGGGTTTTAATCCATACAATGATGGAAATATTATTTGTGTTGACATGCCCTCTGCAAATGTCATACCACCGCGTTCATCAGATGTTTGGTTCATGTTTACTTGTTCAACACCGAACACTGGTAGCATTATAATCTTTCTCCACTTCATACCACTCCATTCACCAACTCCTTGTTTCTCATACGAACCACCATTTATAAGGTCATCGTCCCATATTGTACTTTCTTTGTTTATCGAATAATATGTTACTGGGTACGCACTAACATATTCTTCTGCGTATAATTTATATACAGTATGAAAATAATCTTCAATATAGTTATATTTTCTTATAAAAGGAAACGATATCATTAGTCATCCCTCAACAAAGATTCATCAAAATTCAAACTAACACTACGGTTTTCGCCTTCATATGTGATGCTCATATCTATTCTAAACCCTTTTTTACTACCGGTGAGTTTTCTTACGTTGGTTGTTATTTTAGCTCTTCGTTCATATCTTTTTACAGCCGCATTTATTTCAGCTGAAATTTTCTCTTTGGTTCTATCATCAAACATTTCAAATATATACCGGTGCAAACCAACCCCAAATTCGGGGTCAAATACATATGTACCCTTCGAAGTTAATAAAAGATTTCGTATACTAGTTATTATAACATCTATACCTCTTATCTTTTTAAGGTCCCCTGTAGAATCGATTTTGGGTATTATATCATAAGGTGTTTTCGAAGACCCCGGTATGATACTATTAAAGTTTTCCAGATTTCTATTTGTATATGCTATTCCACCAATCCCGCTCGGATCACTCATCAAAAAAAACCTCCACTATAATAATATATATTTGTCCTTTGTGAATCACGATTTCTATATTTTTACAGTATTAAATCATAAAAAATATTATTTTTTTAAATAGTATATGCGAACACAATGTTTATAACCCAAAAAATGGGACAAACTAATGTTACCCTCCAGAGAACACCTTGACCCCTCGGGTGCTCTCCTTCCTTCGGGCCAATCTACCATGATTGGCCCATTTTTTAATGTCATGAGAAAGGGCTAACATCATGATGTATCTATTCACGTTTTTAATTTTAACTTCGTATAGTATATCAGAAAACTTACAAGATCTATCAAAAGTGTATTATGGTACTTTAAATAGTTTCGAATACCCAACTGAAATTATATACGAAGAACTATTGAAAGAAACCAAAGAATATAAAGAAATACAAAAAAAGAACATAAAAAGAGGTACAGGTCAATATTGGTTACTGATGGCCAAAGCATCACAAAATGTTAAAAATTCAATTGAGAAATATGCTAAAGAACACGATACGATAGATATTATCACAGAGAAACACTACATAAAATCATGTGATGATACTATAGAAGTATTAGATATAACTACCGATGTAATAGAATATATGAAAAAGCAAAAAAACTAAATATTCGATATAGCTATAGAAAAATTAAAAAAAATTCGATATAGCTATACTTTTTTAGTTAGGTAAGTCAAATAGTATGTGGACTAAATTAAGAACTATATAATATGTGTTCTATTGTACGAATTTCGTACATCTATAACTAAGGAGGTTTTTTTATGAAGAACACGTTCGCAATTATGGCTGATGGATCTAACAATTTTACTAGAAGATGGGGTACTCGCGGTAGTGCCGTAGATCCTTATATAACAGGTTATCATTTTATAAACTGGGCATATCTTCCACCCAAACTAGCTGAATCTGTTGGGCACATTGGAAAATGGGCAAGTGGTATTGGTAATGGCGATATAAAGAATATATTACAATCCTCATGTTTATCAGTAACTATACCCGGTGCCGTATTGAATAAAACAGAATTCAACGGTTTGGGCAACGTGAGATGGGCGGCCCCGACAAACGTAGATGTTGACAACAACACTACAATGAGATTTTTAGAAGCATCTGGTATGCCAATACACAGTATTGCACATGGTTGGGTGAGAATGATGAGAGACTATAGAACTGGTGTATCAGTTCTCACCGGTTCGGATTATACCAAACCCAATTATGCTGGGACCGTGTATTACTGGACAACTGAACCAAATGGTCTGGAAGTAGAATATCATTGTTGCATGACCGGCCTATTCCCATTAAGAGACCCCAGTGATCAGTTTGGACACGATATTACAGCATATGACAAACTCGAAATAGACTTAGATTTCAATGTTGATTATATGTGGCATGAAGAGTGGACTAGATCTTTCTGTGAATCTAAGGCGAGCGAATACCACTCTGGTGGTACAAGTGCTATCGATGGATACGGTTCCGAAGACAGCTCTCCTGGATAATTTTATTAAAAATTTAATTTTTATATAAATAATTGTGTTGAGCCGAGTAGATTTTTTTCTATTCGGCTCTTTTTTTTGATTTGGGACAAATGAATAGTATATTTGTTTCGTTGTGAGTAATCAAAAACGACTAAATGGAGGTAACAATTAAAATGATGAGACCGGACCCGGAAAGCATGGGAATCTTTACAGGATTCAAAATTGAATATCCAATATATGATGTAGTTTTACCCCAATCTGGCGCTTCTTTTAGTGTTAGAGGTTTAACTGTTTCAGAAGTATCAAAACTTAAAACGTCATTGACGACACCAGCAAAATCAACTGATCTTATCAACAAAACCATTTGGGCATCTATTGTAAACAAGCCCAAGGGTTATAATACTTTCGATGATTTCATGAAAGGTACAACATTAAAAGATCGTGAAGCATTGATTTACGCCACATATGTAACCACATTTGGTGAAGACCGCGAGTTTAATGTTGTGTGTACTTCTTGTGGCGCTGAAAGAGCATTGAAAATCAGGCTTAGTGACATGTTTGTTATATCTCCATACGAGGGATCTAACGCCATGTTGAAAACATATCAGGTAGCAAGAGATAGTGATGGGTTGAACCCCGATCCCGAGATGGAAGCTCTTGTAATGGACAAGAAGATGAAAGATGCACAGAAACGTGCAATAGAAGAAGCTAATGCCGCAGAAGAAAATAAAGAAGAAGACGATGAAAATAAAAATGATGAAGACGGAGAAAAAGATCAAAAAAATAAAAAGAAGAAGAAGGCATCTAATACCAACAGTAACGAAGATGTATCAGACATTCTCGTTGCAGAAACAGCCGTATATCTACCAGTATCAAAAGTTAATGCCATTATACATCAACCAAAACTAATTGATGAACATGATATCATGAACGAAATTGCGTTTGCTAAAAAGAAAGATGTCGATTTAGTAAATGAAACTTTAATCATCAAACGATTCGAAGTATTAGATCCAACTACTAAAAATATAAAAATGGTTATCAAAGAGCGTGAAGATATTCTGCGAGGATACCAAAGCCTACCAAATATCGACAGAAAGAATATCAGTGATACATATCTAAATACATTCGCTAAATATGGTATAGAACTAAAAAGTAAATGGGATTGTCTAGAGTGTGATAGTGAAAATACACTGGATCTAGATATAGTCAGGTTGTTTTTTCGAATGGTTACAACATCCTGAGATATGTGAAAAATTCGCAGAAAAACATGATGAACAGATTAGAGTTATGATAGAATTAATGAATGAGAGTTGGATATCTATACAAATGATGCCATATAAGTTTTTTCAAGATACACTAAAATGGAAATTTAAATTAGAAGAAAAGAAAAAAGAAGAAATGATTAAAAGACAAAAAGAAGAAGAAATATTGTATAAACGTAGACTCGATATTCAAAAAGCAGAACAAAGAAAAGCTCAACAAGCACAAAAACAACAAGCATATAGGAAAAGATAATAAACACTTAATTGTATGTTAAAATGGGTCATATATTCAGCCCCCAAAGAAGATACATATCTTTGGGGGCTGTTTTTTGTAATAAGATATATTTTATTCATTTTAATTAATTTTTATAAAACTTAATAATTACACAATTAAGGAGATATACCAATGAACAGGCATATTTTGATTGATGGAGTTAAAGGGTTAACCAAAGCAACGTTACAGATTGATAAATGTGATAATGCAGTTATAAACCAAAGAACTAAGATATGTTATGATTGTGATAGTTGCACAAAAAAGAAAACCGACAGTGGGAAAATTATAGCAAGATGTAAAATTTGTAAATGTTTTATAAAAGCTAAAGTGAGAATTTCTAGTGAATCGTGTCCTTTGCATAAGTGGTGAATTCAGTATATATATTAATTAATGAACGAGACGCTTTAGAATGTTTTTTTTAAAGACCCAAAAAGGAGAAGGAAGCGATGTCTAAAAACCGAAAAGAGATGTGGGTATTAATGTGGGAATGTGAAAACGCCATTATGGACTATGAAAACTACAAAGGCAATAATTATTACGATGTTGCTGAAAAATTGATACAAGAAATGAAACCCGGGTACATTCAGGATACGTACAAACGAAAACTAAAATCAGCTTGGGCGCGTTATGACTCGCAGGGGCACGTAAAACATTTAACACGTTTCAATTGACAATTTGAAGTGTGAAAAATAATGTATATTTAGCTATATATATTAATTAATGAACACCCATGTATGGGTGTTTCTTGTCCAAGTTTTTGTGCCATAGGCACACAGGAGGAGAATGAATATGATGATCACGGCCCGAATCTACAAAGAGGAATGCGTGGACGTTTTCAACCAGGACCCGGTTTTCCGGGTGGTTGATCACGAGGACATCCGCCCCCGTCGGGGCGGGGCCATCCTCAAATTCCGGCGTTTCGGGATCATCCCCGAAACAACGGAACATTATAACACATACCTAGAAGAATCGGAGTGTTCCGGGAAAGACTACGTCCAGGTAGTCTCCGGGACGGCCGGAGAAAAGCTCCGTCCCTACTACGTAGTGATGGAGCCAAAGGAAGTGGGTGCGAACTGCATCTACACCGTACCCAACAGGATCCTCACCACGAGGGTACTGTTTGATGGGAACGGGGACGAAAAGGGCTTCACGATCGTGAAGCACCTTCTTCGTTCCGAGCAAATGAGGAGCGGACACACGTTCCTCACGACAGAGCGTGTGGAGATTGCTTCGGGGAAGGCACCCGAGGACATTCTCAACACGAAGTACGAATTTCTCTCGGACGCGGTGAATGCCGCGTTCGAGAAGGCTAACGGGGAGCCGGGCATCTACTATGCCCTGCCCAAGGAGAACCTTCCCCCGAAGAGTAATATGAACCACAATTCGGGTGAAGGAAACGTGGGGATTAATTCCCCTTTCAAGGTCCTGGCTGGGACGGTGGGGGAAGATGAAGAGTAGGGGCTGACACAGCGAGCGAAGCGCATTCAATTCACCCCCGCCACACAAGGTGGTGGGGGTGAATTCTCACACACCCGAGTTGGCCTATAAAGAATAATGGGAGATGAGTCGTGGTCATCGAACCCTTCTACTAGTTGCGTCAAACAATACGGACCTGGGCATGTCGGTAAACTGCTTTAACGTTTTTTTGACTAGTATATGTGGGTCACGTACTCCCGGCTGAAGCCGGGGAGCTTGTCCCTATAACCGAAATTGCCGGTCATGAGACGTTAGGCTGCATGACAGGGCAGCCCCGCTC